ATGAAAACCAGGTAGAAGCAACATCTTTAGATGATGATCTTGTGCAAGAGAGACTAGACAAAATAAGAAAAGCTTTGATTGCAGGACAGAACCTACACTGCATTAAAGTTATTGGTTATGAAGGAGATGCTGCTCACTTTATAAGATGGCATTTCTTGAAACCATATTTTCACAATCAAGCTAAAAAAACGGAGAAAGTAAATGGATCACTTAACGAGAAAGTGTATAGCAGTTAAAGAAGCTGAGACCAGGGCAAAAGATCCTGAGTTTAAAAAACTCTGGCAAAATGTTTTGGTTCAGCTGCTAGAAAAATATTCAAATGTTGAGGGGCAAAATGAAGACATTCACTGATGCAATTAAAGAATATTATAGGTTTAACAAAATGGGTAAAAATGATTTTACTTATAGAAAGTATTTTGAACCTATATTTGAAGGTAAAGATTTAAAACAAATATCTAAGCAAGATATTGCTGAAGCAAGATCTGGGATCAAAGGATCTCCTGGAACAGTGAATAGATATTTAAATTACTTTAGAGCCATACTAATGTATGCTTATGAAGAACTGGGGTGGTTAGACAGTAAACCCATTGTTAAAAGAGTGAAGGAGGATCCAAGATCCCATAAATACTTTACTCAACAACAAATAAAAAAGCTTCTGAGATATCTTCCAGAACATCTCAAGAAGCCATTCATATTTTCTCTTATGACGGGTGTAAGAATGTCTAACTGCCTCAACCTAAGATGGGACCACATCCAGGGTAATCAAATATCTATTGAAGGGACAGAAACCAAAAACGGAAAAGGATTGTCTGTTCCTTTGAATGCTAAGTGCATCGAGCTGCTTGATTCAATAGATAGGCAAGGATCTTATGTATTTCTTTATGCTGGTAGAAGAATTACCAGGGCATCTAATACTGGATGGTACAAAGCTTTAGATAAGGCTGGCTTGAAAGGATTCAGATGGCACGATATCAGACATACTTGGGCTACTCACCATGTGCAAAATGGTACTCCCCTACACACACTGCAACATCTTGGTGGGTGGTCCGATTTTAATATAGTAAATCGCTATGCTCACCTGTCAAAAGATTATCTGACAGATGCTTGTGAGATTAGTAGTGATTTGGTATCTTAGAATCTAACCTTCTAGCAGGGCTAGTGATCTCTCATTACCCCCTCATTCTAGTGTATGTAGCTAGTCCTGCGACCTTTGATTGTAAAGTTTGTTAAATCTCTGATAAAGCTTATCTCTTTCCTCATCGATTTTTTTCATTTCTTTTGAATATCTTTCTGGATTCTTTTCTTTGTAAAGATTCATCATAGTAACTTCTTTATCTTTTAGATCTTTGAGATCTTCGGTGTATTTTCCTATGACTGACTTTGTATCAGCTCCAGCTTTTCTTAAAGATTTTTTGATTGTTTTAGATCTGTAATCACCGAGCCTAACAAGAGCCATGTTTTCTCTTTTCATAAACTCAGCCCTATCTTTGCCTTTAAGGTTTTTATATTCAAAAGCTAAAGCTTCTATTTCTTCTTTTCTTTCATAGAATAAAGCTGCATTTGTAAATGTTCTTGGCTGAACAATAACAGATCTAATAATTGGTATATCTTCCAGGGTAAGATCATCTTCTTTAATTTTTCTAGGTAGATCTATTGTCCTGGTAAGAGTTCTGTAAGCACCACCAAAATGGTAATCAACAAAGTATTTAAGTTGATTTGGATCCATGTCGAACCAACCTGACCTGTAGTCATTACCGCCTGTAAGAGTATTTAACTGTTCTGCAAAATCTACATAAAAATCTTCGGTTCCCCTGAATGCTTTAGTAAACCCTGGTGTTTTTGGCTGGAAAGGGAAATCATTTTTAGTTATTGGTCCACCAAAGTGGTTTTCGTTCATAGCGATATCAGCTGCTGGTCTAAATACAGCCGAAGGTAAAAATGCTCTACCCCTGGATACTAGTCCCTCTACTCCAGTTGCATTAGTGTCTATTGGAGAAATCGGAGAGAAAGATTGTACAAACGAATCAGCTAACTCAAAACCTGCTTTTTCTACAGAGGTTAATGGTTTGCCAAATTTCTCAGGCATAATTTTGTGTGCCTGGGTTTCAACAAACAGTCTACCCAGGTTGTAATTCATGCTGTAGCCATAAGCCTGGGGAATACCTATACCAAAAACTGTGTCGCCATCTCTGTATTCTTTTATGTCTCCAGATTTAACTATCTCTAATTCGCCACCAGAATAATTTATAGCATCTGGCATTAAGAATATGAGATTTCTATTTTTTTCCCAATCTGGGATCTTTGAATAAATAGATTCGCCATCATCATCCTCACCAGTCATAAACATATTGTATAAAGTAGCAAGCATTCCGTAGGTTGCCATTCCAGCCGAGAAGCCAAGCTTACCTTTTGAAAGCCTTTTTCTACCTCTCTTTGTAAATACATTTTGTCCTCTCATAAACTGCACAACACCCTGAACAGCTGGGTTAAAGAACATGAGCAGTGATCCTATTTCGTCTCCCCATTCTCCTCTTCTGTCAAAGTTTATTGATGAGTTTTTAGCCTGGACAGCTGCTCGTCTTGCATTGACTTTGGAAACATTATCAACACCTCCGTTTGCTCTAACAAACTCTGTAAATTGTGAGAATCTGATTCCGTTTTCAACTATAGTGTTTATATCGCCTATGTAATCTAAGATGCTGCTAACAAATTTTTTGGGGTTAATTTTTCCTGATCGATAATCAGCTATAGATGTGAAGTTTTCAGTTAAGCTTTTTACATCCAGGAATTCAAAATATGATGTTTTAGATCCTAGCTCATTATAAAGTTCAAACATTTTTCTTTGCTCTGGATCTTTAATTCCTGAGCCCCTTGTTCCCATGTAGATCTCACCTAGTCTAGGTAATACACCTTTAACAGCTTTGAATGCTATGTTAGATCCATAGATCCTACCGCCTTTAACATCTTGTTCTCCCAGGGCTCCAGCCGTAGCTGCTTGTAAGTCTCTAAAGAAGTTGGGAAAAATGAAGTCTGGGTTTGCTCCTGTGTTCAAGAATGACATCATCCTGGTAAGAGTACCTATAGTTTGTAGAACACTGTGAATTCCTTTGTAGTCAAGATTCTGCATTGCCCTGGCTAATCTTTCATCTCTAATAATGACTGTTTTTTGTACACCATCTTCTTTAAAGAATACAAATCCTGAGCCTCTTCTGGCATCCCATTCAGGTCTTAATTTTGCATCTCTTGGTACCTTATCTACTACCTCATAAACATCTGGGTTTGTAAAAGTTCTAGCTTGATCAGCTAAAGTTTTTACCACTTCATTTTTTTCTGCCCTGACGACAGCGTTCTCTCTTTGTTTGAACATCTGAACAATAGGGTCACCAGCTAATGATGTTCTACCTTTTGCTTTAGGTATTTCTAATCCATAAACAGAAAGTCCTTTACCTTTATTGTTTGGAACACCATCAACAGTTGTATCTCCCGCAAAACCAGATAGCGGAACATAGTATTTATATCTTGAACTCCAATCATCTAGAACTTCTTGTTCTACCAATCCTCTTTCTTCATAAAAATTAATTGTGTCCTGGATAAAGTTATCAGCTAACTCTCTTACCTTTAGATAGTCTCTACCTTTTTTATTTAGTGCTTCAGCTGTTCCAGTAGATTCATTGTATTGGATCCCATATTTTTTCTTGAGCAGTTCTATAGCAGCCTTTGTATCTAAACCAGAGCCATTATTCTCGAATGGTTTTGCTAGATTTTCTAATCTGGTTAACTGTCCTCGCTGCTGAGGCGATGGATTATCACCATATTCAGCTTTTTTCTCTTCAAGCTTTGCTATTCTTTTTTCATAAATAAACTTGTTTCTTTCGGGAGCATGAAGGGCATACAGGAATTCATTAATATCTGCATAATTTGTACCGCCAGCATCATGCATATCGTCAATCATCTTTTCGGCTTTCTCGGTTTGTTTTACCATCTGATCGCCAACAACTGATTTCATAAGATCTAATTTATCGACAACAGACAGATCTAAATCTTTGAGTATGCCTTGTTCGGTTTGATCTTCTATGACCTCTTCAATAACAACCTGTCTTTCATATTTGTTTTGAATTTTAGTAAGGAATGTTTGTAATGCTAAAGCAGAGTTCAGTTCGTCTCCGCCTGTCCATTCGTAATTATCTGATGGGGGTTTGCCAGGTGGTGCGGGTGGTTTGTCATCACCCATATCCTGGTCTAGATCTACAGTCTGTCTTAGTTCAGATCGGTCTCTGTATTCGGAGTTGATGGAGTCATCTCTGGTCCATCCATATTTTTCTGAGAAGGTTTGGTCGACTTCATCAATTCTCGGTTGGAGCTTCCTGATGATACTATCAACCCTTCCTTGAAGATCGGATGAGATTCCTCTAATACTTTCAAAATAACCTTCGCCATTTTTATCTTTACTCCAGTCATTGCTTAGATATCCTTCGCTTGCAGCAAACTGTCCAGCAATTACATTTTCTATATTATCAAATTGTACATTATTTAATGCATCCGTTACAAATTTACTAAACTTAATGTTGGGTACATCCAGGTAGCTGAAGTTAATAATTCTAGCTCCTCTGGGGGTAGATATAGGGTTATAGTCTTTTATGCCGTTAGAAGCGTTTTCTAGGGCTTCTGCGAGGGATATAGTCTCTTGTTCAGTAAGAGGTCTACCAATATCAATATCCATTCCATTGAGCTTAGATTTAGCTATATTCTTTTGAAAGAAAGGTTTGTGATAACCAACGCCATCTTGTTTTAACAAAGTTCCAATGACAGCTGAGTAAGCTTTAAATTTATCTTCAGCTTCAGGCTGAATTGTTGCAAAGTCCTCCGTACCTGCTTTCGGTATTTTAGGAGCAGCTATTTCTGTTTGTGCACCTGGGCTGACTCTACCTTCAAAATATCCTGGAGCTTCAAACAGTCCAGGAGATAATATCTCTAGCTCTTTGGCAACAAGATCTCCGCCATTTTCATCTAATAAAGCCTTTGATATAGCAACATGATACTCCTGGTTTTGTTCGTAAGGAGCATCAAACATTTCGTTGAAGTGATCATTAGTCCTTCCAGGAATAGACTCCCAGCTTATTTGCCCTAATGATTTCTGTATTGCATCTCTATAATTAAAAGAAGCTTCTGCTACAGGTGTGCCTTCGCTCTGTGCTTTTTGTGTAACCCATATAGCTGCCTGTACCTGTTGTGGTTCCCAGCCTAGTTCGCCAGCAAGTCTTTTAACTTCATTTTCTACAAACTCATATTGAGCTGGTCCAGGCTGTTCTGTGTTATAACCAAAAGCTCTCATCATCCACATATCGACAGTTACGCCTTGTGCTTGAGATGGATCTATAACTCTTATTAGGTTGTTATAAAAATTGTTTGTTTTTTTGCCTTCCCATTCTTGCCCCGCAAAAGCAGCTTCTATTTTTGGTCTTTGTGTTGGGGGGAATCTTCCTGTGTCTACAGGTGATCCATTCTTGTATTGATAGAATGCTTGTAAGGCAAAGTTTAAATTACTCTCTACTGGTGCTCCAGCTGAAGTTATTCCTATTACCTGGGCTAATATGTCTGCATCTTGTACATTGTTGTCAACAAGATCCATAATAGCTTTACCGCTTTCTTCATACCAGAAAGCTCCAGTCTCGCCTTCTTTGGCTAGACCAGATATTTTTCTTCTAAGTGAATTTAGTTTTCTTGTGGTATCGATGCCTTCTGGGGCACCAACAACTTGACCTGTGGTTCCTACCCTTCTTGGTTCTGGTATTTGAGGTCGAAGGTCGACTCTTGTTTGGTCTCCACTCTGTTCTGCCATGCCAACACTGGCTGTTTGCTCAATATCGCCTTGTTGAGTTTCGACATCAGTGCCTTCTGGTCCTCGTACTTGAGAACTTCGCTGGGTATCGGATGATTGAAAAGCTCGTAATACTTCCTGATTTTGTTTTCTAGATCCGTCAACTGAAATTGCATTGTTTAAATCCTCTATTAGTTTGAATGTAGCAGGTGCTCTATCCTCTAAAAGTTTCCTGTTAGTATAATATAAAGTGTGTGCTTGTGCGAAAACTTCCGCCTTTATCATTCTTTGTTCTGAAATATTTACTTTGTCACCTATAGCAATAAGCTCCATGAATGGATAGTTAAGCATTTCTCCACCATAGTAATCTCTATCAGGATTGTTCCTTGATTCAAGATATAGGTTTAAGAGTTCCCTCATGACTGGACCACCAGAGTTTTCATCTACATTTACTGTGTTTTCTTCAACAGTAATGTTTGGTAAATCAAATAAAGGAGAACTACTTGTGGAAGGTGACAATATATCTTTCGACATATTTTTGTTTAATTTACCAATGCTGAAATCAATATGATGACCCAGCTCATGAGAGAAAGTGTCTATAAGTTGTATGTTCCTGGCTAGATCGCTTCTGTAATTTAGATCTGTCAAACCAGATATTGGTGCAAGAGTTATACCTTCTATTGAAGGATCGTAAGTTCCATAAGCACCAGTGAACTGTCTAAACCTGTTATCTCTTGTCAGGGCTCCGACAAAATTAAGATCTGCAAATATATCAATTGGCATTTTTGCATCTAACAAATTAGATGTTGTCTTTGATATTTGTAAAGATTCTTGTTGGTTTAGATCTCTATATCTATAAAATTGTTCTTCGTTAAATTTTATACTGCCTTCTGTAAGCAAAGATCTTGGAAATCTACGAGAATTGATAATGTATTCTTGTACATTTCTAAGCTGCTTGTCGTCATATAAATTATTTTCAATAGCCGATAAATTTAAAACACCCGTTTCTGCTGATCTGGCTCCTGTTCCTCCAGGGATAGTTCTAAGCTTGAAAGCCATATCATCGTTTACTCTTTGCTCGGCATCATCCTGGATAGTAAAATCTATTTCTGATGTAAGCCTTCCAGGCTTTTTCTCTTTGGTTTCTTGTTTGCCTTTTCCAAAAGCATAAGATCTTTCTATTTCAACAGGAGCTTCAAACTTGTTTTCTATTTGATCACTGATAGATAATTCTTGATCTTGATCTTGTTGTGGTTGTTCTGTTCTACCAACATATTCTATTTTGAGTATTTCTTCGGCAACCACTTCATCTGGATCTATTCTTGAGTCGTCTGATTCAGCAAGTCTAATCGCTGCTTTATCCAGGGCAACTTTGTTTAAACTATTGTTAATAACAAGGTTGTTAAAATTATCTAATATAGGTCCGCCCTCTTCTCTGCCTTTTGAAGCAAAGGCAGCTTTTATTTCTGGGCTGAGTGCTATAACGCTGTTTGCACCAACAATAGATCCTCCCGCTATAGTAGAAGCAAGAAGTGTGTAGTATGAATTTTCTGCTAAAAGATCTTTATAATCAGGACCCTCGTAAAAAGGATCATTTCTATTGTCGTAGGCAACTCTTAACTCATCCTGGTAATCAAAGTAAGCCGTGGATGTGGTTTGTATTAAGGTGTTAACTTGTTCTCCAGCTGTGTCAGTTATAAACGCCCCAGCTCCGTTAGTTAAAACTTCTTTTACTTTGTTTTTGCTTCCCTTCATTCCTATGGTAAGTGCATCAGATAAAAATTTGGTTGGTCCTAGTTCTGTAAGTCCTTCAGATAAACCATCTATTTTTGCGTTCTTAATAGCATCCTCTGTGCTCAAACCATTTGCAATTCCACTTTCAAAAGATTCCTGATATGCCAAGCCAGAAAACAAAGGAAGGCTTGCATATGCAACCTTGGGATTCCTAGTAAAGTATGATGCTGCCAAGGTTGGTAATACCAAAGCAATAGATGTAACAGCTCCCGCTGCTGTAGCATCGGTTCTGTCAAATCCTAATTCTTGATATCTTTTAGCTTGTTTGGTTCTGTAGTCTTTTGTTTCCTTGATAATTTCATCACGAAACTCTTTGCCCTGGTTGAGAAGTTCTTGCCTGGCTGGCTCTAATTCTTCTTTTGTTCTTGTTGCAACATTAAGTGTTCCAGAATCAAAAAAACTATTTTTTAAACCAATATCATTTTCTATTTCAGATCTATAGAAATCATAAATTAATCCTCTACCCCTACTAAATATTTCATCTGAAATTGACCTTTTAGAATCTCCCTCAAGTTTTTGTGAAAACTCTGATCTAAGGTCCGCATAAGCTTGCTCTTTGACTGAGTCAAGATATCCGCCAGGTAATTTTGTTAAGCCTTCTACAAAACCATAAAGACCCTCTTTAAATATTGAGGGAACTTTTTCTAGTCTAGTTTGAGACTCTTCTTCGGGTCTTGGTTGAGGTTTGGGAATGCCTTGTCCAAAGACATAGCGATCAGAAACAAGAGGCTGTTCCTCTTCTTTTTCTTCTTCTAAAAGTCCTTGTCCAAATTTATATTCTGCCACACTTATTATTTTCCTATTTTCTTGCCAGCTCGTTGTATAAAAGATCTAAGATTTCTTCATCGGTTGTGGCTCCAGCATTTGCTGCTCCGCTCAAAACTTCATTCACAGCATCTTTTCCATAGACATTTTCAAGTATTGGCAAATAGTCATCTTGTTTTGCATTGTATGTAAAAGACAAAGTTCCAAAAGTATAAAATCTCCTTTGTCCTTCTTTTAGGTTTGCATTAGCAATTGGTGAATTTTGTACTTGCTGTAGTGCATCCGCATAACTTGGGGCAGCTGAAGCAAGATATTTGCCTAAATTTCCTTTATATTTTTCTGGTATAACAAACTTTGTTGTTCCGTCATCAGCTTGTTTGGTTTCTACTACAAGGTTTGGTACATATGTGGTAAATACATTTATGAATGTACTAACCTCATTTTCTTGCTCTTCAAGACTCGCATTCAAATCTAAATTAGATACTTCAAATGCTTCCGCTCTTCCAATTGTGTAATTGTCTACGCCAGATTGATAAATGGCTCTTGCGGAGACTTTGTCTAATTTTATATTTTCTCCAGCTGGATCTGTTATTTCTAGTATTCTTCTATCGGCAAATTCTTGTGCGATGGTAAACATTTTTGGATTTTCCATACCCAAAGACACCAAGTTTCTCAAGGAAGCCATCTTGTCTGTTGCATCTGCTATAGAGACAGCCTTAGCATCAACTCCCTCTACATCTTGTGAAATCACATCTGATTTTAGATCAGGTAAAAATCCTTCAAATGTTTTGATTTCATCTCCGACTTTTACACTATAGGTAGCACCTAACACTGCCTGGTTGCCATTTCCTTGACCAACTATATCGCCATTAAAAGAAACGCTTTGTATTATTCCTTCTTCTCCGTCACTTGATTTAAACTTTTTACCCTGGAAGAGATTAAGATCTCCTTTATAAACTTGTGATAAATCATTAGCAAAACTTGGTCCTATATTTTCAAAGTTTCCTGACTGCAACATTGGATTAAGATTTCTAAAGGCTGTAGCTGTTTCTGGACTAAGGATGCTTACAACATCCATACCATCGTTATATAATTTTTCAACAAGAGGAGTGTTTCTCATAACCATATCTTCTATGACATCCTGGTCTCCATTTTGTGCTGAAGTAATCATGTCTCCCATAAGACCTGAGAATTCTTTAAATTGATTTACTCTTTTAATATCTGCTTGCTCGGTAATTAATCCTGAACTAAGGGCTCCTCTGTAGCCAGCAAGAGCATTAGCACTATTGATTTGTGCTATAGATGTGTCCATCTCTAGTTTTTGTTTTATAGGTGCATATTCAAGTTCTATTTGAGATTTTTCTATATCAAGTTTTTTTGATGTAATTCCTAAATCAATCTCTTCTTTTTGTATTTCAAAAAGTTCTGACTTTCGCTCTTCTTCTTTTTCTTGAAGGCGTAACTTACCCAGGCTAAGTGCCATGTTAAAACCTGATTCAAATCCTGAAGCTATACTCATAATTATCCAAACAATTTATTTAATGCATAAGCAGCTACCAATGCTATTGCTACATAAGGAACTGCTGATGCAGCTGCCGTAGCTGCTCCTCCTGCTGCTCCTGCTGCTGCTCCACCTGCTGCTGCTCCACTTCCTGCTGCTGCTGCCGAATATCCAGTCATTGCAGCTGCCGAACTAGCACCTAAAGTACCTGCTGCTGGTGCTGCTGCTATTCCTCCACTCAACATACCTGCACCTACTCCAACACCTAAAGCAGTACCATAAAGGCTCTGTCTTGCTGCTTCTCTTTGTGTTTCTATTTGTCTATTAGCTATGTCTTGCTGTGCTTCCATTCTTGCTGCACCTAAAAGACCACTAAAAGCTTGTGCTTTAGTTCTTTGCCCTGATGCTAATAATCCGCCTAAACCTGCTGCCATTCTTATCCTCCACCTGTTTGTGTTAATGATCTTCCAGTAACCGCACTTCCTAAACCGCCAGAAAGGATCTGTTGTCTTCTTTCTTCAGATCTCATTCTTGCAAAGTTTCTTGCAGCCACCAAAGATGATGTTCTTGCTCGTTCAAAATCTGCTTGTGACTCTGGTCTAAGACTTATGCCGAAGCCAGCCTGTCTTCTTATTTCTTGTCCTCTTGCATTTGCAAACTGTCTTGAGACAGCTCTTTGTGCTCTGTCTATTTCTTCTTGTTGTAAACCAGCAAACCCTGTGGTCATTTGATTTATAAGATCTTGTTCAACAGGGAAAAACCTATTTAAATAATCCTGGAACTCAGCTTCATATAAATCTGCCAAAGTTTCTTGTGCAGAGAAATCACCAGTTTGGTTTGGATCTACATACATTGGATCTCTTCCAACAAAGACCCCCATCTCTCCTTCATAAAATCCTGGACCTGAAAAACCTCCAGTCCTTTGCCTTACATTAGGTCTAGTGACTGAGGCTGGTGGCAATCCACCGCTCATAAATGTAGGAGTTATTGGTCCGTATTGTTGATTTCTAAAATTAATAGTCATCCAGTACCTCTACCTCCACCAGTGCCTCTACCTCCTTGAGTAAAAGCTAAACCAGCACCAAGACCAAGACCTTGTCCTACAATTGTTCTTCCTGCCTCTGATCTTCTAAATTCTTGTTGTGCTTCAGATATTGCTCTTCTTTGTGCCAGCTCACCTACATCAGATATTCCTGATATAGCAGAACCTGCTTGCCCTTGTCCCATTGCAATAATGTTTCCCATCCCTTGATAGTATCTATCGAGTTGACCAGAGAGACCTTCTGCCGTTCCTAAAGCCATGCCTCTTGCCTGGGTGTTTTGCATTTGTTGTGCTCTTGCCTGGTATTGACCGCTAGTTGGATCTGCTCCAGCTGCGAATGCTTGTCTTTGCATTTGAGATCTTGCATCCTGGAATTCAGGCTGTTGTAGAGAAGTTACAAAACCTTCAACATTGGCAAAGGCTGATGGGTCTTTCATAGAGAAAACAGAATTCATAAATTCGTTTTCTAAAGGTACATAGTATTGTTGGTAAAGATTAAACCTTTGTGCAGCTATTGAAGCCAATGCTTTCTGTGCTGCTGTATCTTTTATTCTGCCGTCTCCGCCTCCGCCTCCACACATATTAAATCCTCTTTTTTGTTATGAATCCAACATCATTATAGCCATTAGATTCAAGAAATTGTTTATAATTTTCACTTACTTGATTAGTTGAAGAGCCAATACAAATTTCAATGGCTCCTTTTTCTTTTGCCCAAGATTCAAATTTATTTAACATAATTTCAAGTCCTTCATAAGCATAACTTCTATAATCAGGTAAAAATAAGACTATCAGATCTTGAGCTAATAATTTTTTAGAAAAATAATATTCAGTTACATATCCAAAAAATATACCAACTATTGTTCCTTCAAGATCTGCTACACAAGCAAATGTGTCTGATTCTGCATCAGATCCTTGAATAATTAAATTGTTATATTTATCATCATCCCATCCAGCTATAGAAAAAACACTGTTCTCTTGAAAGCCTTTTCCTATATCAAAACATTGATGATAATCACTTAATTCAAGATCTCTAATAATCATCTAATTTCTCGTAAGATATCATTTTTTATTATATTACTCAAAGCCCTAATCCTGTGGTTTTGTGGGGAAAGACCAGTTCATTATAGATCCGTCATGAGGGTTGCTTTCTTCGTCACTTACATAATTTTCATGACTTCTTAAATTGTTTGGTATATCTCTAAGAGCTTGTCTATAAGTTGCCCACTCTGCTTTCTTTTCCTCAGTCAGGGGGCTGTCTGGTATTTGTGTCCAATCACAAGCCCTTAATTTCCCATTTCTTTTTTCAATAATGTCATCCCAAAATTCTTTCATGTTATTTATTTAATCCAAATACATTTATAAAACCAGATTTGTAACTACTTACACCATCATCAGTAACTGCAAAAGCCCAAATATAATATTGTGTGTTCCCAGTAAGACTTACTTTTTCATTTAAATTGTGAACTCCAAGAGAGTGAGTTCCTTGAGAGGTAATTTTTTCTGTAAAAACATAATCACTTCTTGAGGCGGTTCTAAAGTTTGTAGAAGATGTTGTTGCTTTCATCGCAACCGCAAAGACACACTCAGAACTAGTAGAACTACTTCCAGTAAAATCAAGACCAGTCATAATTAAAAAATCTCTGGTTCCTGAAAAATTTGATGTTGTGAAATTAAAACTAAAAATAGGAACATTAGGGCTGCCATTTTGGTCTCCTACCACATCTCCTACTGATACTTGAGGGCTTGAAGATGTTGATGCTGTTCCTGCTATGTGTCTTGGGTAATTATTGCTACCCCAAATACTTCTAACTATTTCAGAAGTTTGAATATCTTGACCATTATCTGCTTCATTTTGACCAGATGTGCCTCCTATAAAACCAACTGTACCAGTATTAACATGGGTAAATGCATCAAATGAACCGATAATTAAATTTCCGCTTCCGTCTGTATCTAAAGTTACATTATCTATTTTTATTCTATCGGAGTTTATTTGACCAGCCGTAATCTTGTCGGCTGCTAGACTTGCTATCTTTGCATTGTCTATAGCTGCATTTGCAATCTTTGCATTAGTAATCGCACCATCTGCAATCTTTGCAGAAAGTATTGCTGCATCGCCAATAATTCCAGAGGCTGCGGTGATAGTACCTGCTACCATTTTAGAGGCTGCTACTGAGTTTGCTGCTATCTTGTCGGCACTCACAGAATTGGCATTTATTTTATCTGAGGTTACTGCATTAGTTGCTATCTCAGTTGCTGTTACAGCTCCAGCATTAATCTTTGCCGTGGTTATGGCATTAGCGTTTATTTTTACTGATGTTATAGCATTTGAAGCTATTTCACTTGCAGTAATAGCGTTTGCACTTATCTTAGGAGTTGAAATTGCATCATCTGCTATTTTAGTTGTCGTAATAGCTGATGCTCCAATCTTTGCTTCTGTTATCGCTCCAGCAGCTATGACATCGCCCTGGATTGCATCTACAGCTATCTTTGCATTAGTTACTGCATCAGTAGCAATCTTAACTGTAGAGACAGCACCATCTACTATTTTCGCTGCGGTTATTAAATTATCCTGAATAAGAGCTGTATCTATTAAAGCTGTCGAAGCTTGAAGACCGCTTGTTCCGTGAGCTGGTCCTGCGAAATCATTTTGATTAACATGGCGTATAAAATAAAATCTTGTAGATCCAGCAGCAACTTGATGAGAAAAAACTGAAGCTGTTGTTTGTCCTAAAAATTTAGGTGATAGTCTACCTTTGCTAATCTCTACAGAGGCAAAGTCATCAGTTGTACTTACAAATATCTCTGTATGTGAATGACCAACATAACTTGGATAATCCCAAGATATTAGAATATTTTGAAATGCACCGCTGGCAGAAGCTCCCGTTGGGGCTGTTGGGGTATCTACGCCCTGATTATCTCCACGACCTATAACAAAATTAGATCCGCCATCAGTAAGAACAAATTGTTTTTTAGCTATACCAGCATTAACAAGATCATTAAAAGTTACAGCTTTATCTAAAGCATTACCCTTTTCCCCTGTGAGTTGCTGTATATTATCAACAACAGATTGTGCAAATCTTTTTCCTTCAGGACTAAAATCTTTAGGAACAGCAAAAGAACCTTTTGCTCCCTTTCTAATATTCTTAGTGTTTAAAAGTTGATTTGACACTATGTAATCTCCTGGGGACTCTCATAAACACAAACCTCATTTATTGTATCAGTACCTTCTAACTGTATTTCAAAAGACTTTGCTTTGTATCCTCCAGGGAGTCTGAATATATTAGAGTTAGCAACTGTTTGAGTGTGCTTTAAAGATCCATCGGCAAAAAGTTTAAATGTCAGAGAGTTATATGAGTCTGCACTTACTTTTGCCACCCCAGGGCTTATAGGTCTATTTGTATAAAAAACTTTTGATTTCCAGCTGTATGATCTTTTGGTAGCATTTTGTGCAAACTCTTTCAGAGTTCCATCAATAACTAAATAAAGAACATCTTCTTCTCTGTCATTAAATCCAGCAGTTGCATAAAAGTCTAAGTTGATAAAAGCATTCTTTCCGCCTCTTGGATCAAACAAGAATCCTTTCTTGGTTGCATTATCAGATCCATCGTAAGTAAAGCCAATATACTTACCCTCGTATTCGTAGCCTTCAACCTGTGATGGGTAATAATCCTGCCATTGATCTCTTGTAAGTATTTGTTCAGTAATTAATTGTATTCCTGAATTTGATGCTAAAACCAATCCATCAGGAGATGAGTAAATCGCATACTCTCCCATATCTACCAAAGATCTTTTGTTTGAGCATGGAAGATTTGCATCTATCTCTACCATTGCCATAGCACTTGGATCTGTACCAGAAACCATTAAAGGTTTGCCTTTAGTTGTAACTAACAGACCAGAAGCTATTGATGCTAATCCAACAATATCATCCTTTGTTGTAAGTTGGTTTTGTAAAGGATATGAGTGAGGTAAAAAAGCCTCACTAAAAAGCAATGTGTTTCCAGAGAAACCAGCAGTAATTCCATTAGGCATGGCTGTTATGCCAAGCATTGGTCCATCTGGATGATCTGATGTTGTATCGTCTGGTGGAGCTAAATTATCTGCTGACTCTATTTCTTCCCCTAAGAGATCCTCAAGAACTGCTTCTTGCACAGCTCCAGAAGATGTACCCGATACATCTGCTACGAATCTAAATACACCATTTATATCTGTTCTATAGATTCTTCTTTTAGCAATAGACAAGTTTCCACTAGATGCTGCTGGAAGGTTTAAGGTAACTGTGCCTCCGTTGGCTACATCAACTATTTGTGATGATGTGACTACGGATGGTGGTCCCTCCTCCCCGAAGGTTGTAACTTCTGTGTAGAGATAGGCTCTTGAATTGGTTGC